GTGCCGTTGTCTCGTCACTACACGCTATAGCAATAACTTGTTTCAAATGGGATTGCGTAACCGACATAACTGAGCCAGTTTTGGTTAACCCCGTTCCCGCTTGCATCTGGTTCAAACTGGTGCCAACCCAGTTATCAGGACTGTTGTTGTCACTCACAAATAGAATGTTAGCATCCACGTCAGTTAACGTAATGTTGCTGGCCGATCCATTGAGAGTATCGCTGCCACTGCGCTGAAAAATTAGACTGTTGGAAGCGTGAGTTTTCTGGAAGGTTAGCTTCGTTCCCTCGCTCGTTCCGATTGCTGGTAGCGTCACAGTAATTGAATTGCTCGATGTATCGCACAGATAATATGTGCCATCTGCCGATAATGCTGGAGACAATGTTGATCCCGTCTGATTCACAACAGTGGAATAAATTTGCCCAGAAGCGGCGGCAGTTGCAGAACTCGCGGCGGCTGATGCAGAAGCAGCGGCTTTGAGGCTATAGTGTTTAGAACTATATTCACTGCCATTAACCTGACTATCTTCGGCAGTTTGCGCCCAATCTTTGGCAGACCCACCGAGCGTCGATCCGGTCATCGATGAGCCTTGAGCCCAGTTCTTTGCAGATCGATCATTCGTGCTTGCGCCGTTTACCTGGTCAGTGTCTTGCGCCCATGATTTAGCCGAGCCACCGGTGGAGGCTTGTGTGCCCTGGGCATATTCTTTCGAAGAATAAGACGTGCCGTCAACCGTGCCAGACGTCTCAATCGCCCATTCTTTGGCCGCACCTTTCGAAGATGTATCCGTCACTCCGGTACCCCCGACCGCCCACGCCTTCGAACTGTAATCAGAACCGGAGGCAGCGCCGTCAACTTTTACGGCGTAATTTGACGCAGAAGTTGCGTGGCCGCTCGCCGTCGAGGCGCTTGAGGCCGCTGCCGTGGCACTGGATGCTGCTGCCGTGGCGCTGGCCGCACTGGCCGTAGCCGACGTCGCTGCTGCCGCAGCCTGATCTTCGTAATCATCGGTCGATACTGTGAGGACGCCGGAAGAATTAAAGATAAGAGCTTTATCTGCTCGAAGCGCTGATACAGGAAGACTTCCGCCGGATGTCTCACCCACCGGCACTTTAACAGCGCGCTCGGCTAGTCCTTTAAGATAGAGGAGCTGGCGCACGCGCTTGTCGTGCATTGGCTCAAGTGTATCTTTCGGAGAAACTGTTCCACCTCGAGGCAGTGACGTTGTCTGGGTGAAAGCGGGTTTTAGTTCTATCACCAATGTCGTGCCACTCGCCGGCGTGTAATCGGATGGTGATGTATCAACCACCAGGCTGCCCGCCGATCCCGTTCCTGCACCTGTCAGGGTGTACTGGGTGCCCAGGGTCCACGCCGTCTCAGCGCCCGTTGAATTTGTAACCAATGTGACAGTGATTTCATCGTTTGTTGAAAACGAAAAACTCGTTGAAAAAGTCGCAGTACTCCCGTCACCGGAATACGTAACTTTATTTGTTTCGCTCGAGACTGTCATGGCTCAAAACTCCTTAAACACAATATATAGCATGTATAGTTGAAATATACCACAACATATAGTATGTCGTGGGTTACTTATCCCCAGTTAGCAGCAGCCCTCGGCCGTACTCGATAACATTCTCGGGGGGATTCTTTAAATCGCCTTCTGCTTCCTTGATCGCATAGTCAACGGATCGGATAAGCTGGTTCACACCAGGGGCTCCGGTCGCGTAGGCGATAACTCTGATCAGATTTTTGACCTCTGGGCCGAACGCATCCGGCATTTCACCTTCAGCGAACTGATCAAAGAGCTCATAAATATCTTTGCCTAAATTTCCGATCATTTTTCCAAATGAGTTAACCGGCGTGATTGAGAAATCAAAACCAGATGTCAGCGCAGATCCTATATCGCGAATTCCAACGAGCTGGCCCGTCGTGTAGTTGAGAAGCTGAATTAAACCCCATTTCGCCCAGGCGACCTCTGCACCATCTTCGGCAATATCGTCATCGTCGGGCCAGGCTTGGAGGACAAGTCCACTGATGATCGCCGGTATAATCGATAATATCATTGTTTGAGCGACAAAATGTGCCGACCCTTTTACCGCGCCCATCTGCTTGGCCTGAGCCCAGGCTTCAGCTTCCATATTATAGGTGGTGTTAAAATAACCATAGAACATAGTCATCAATTTCATTAACTCTGAGCTTTGCTGAACCATTGATAAATTCTGAGCGCCACCTGAGCCCTGGGTCAAACGGACGACACTATCAGCGTATTTTATGGCTGCTGCCTGATCATTAGCCTCTATTCCGTCAACGTCCCCCGCCATCGCTTTCGCTTCTGCGGCAATCCAGGTTGGGTACGCCACCGAGACGACATCGGTAAAGACCATCGGTTTATAGCCGACCTCCCTGACCTTATCCGAGAACTTGCGGCGATCTATTTTATTGACCATATCGTCGATCTCACGGGTCAGCATCGAGGCCCGCTTGGCCATATACGGCGATTTCTGATTAATTTCTCTAATTTTTTCTGGCATCCTCGTCGGGTTCATCCAGAATTCGGCACAGCCTTGCATTGTACGGATCGTTCCGAGACGCGCCATTGTCTGAGTTAAACCCATTGGCTGTGTGAGAATAGTCCGCAGATTCCAGCCCATGAGGGCGGTTGTAATATTGACGCGACTATTTCTTAAAATAGATTTGTCTACCCAGGAATTACTGCCCGCCATATTACCGGCGGCAACTTTAACGAGGATCTCTTCGACCGCTTTTAGATAAGTCGCCCCCATAACATCTTTAATAGCGTCGCGCACCGCTGGCTGCGCAATAACGTCCGCTGCCTGTGTGATCGCATCCCGGTAACTTATGTCCTGGGTAACCTCATCCATATGCCGCATTAAGGTGCCGATATCGAGCCTGACCGGACGACCCCCCGAGCCGACACGATTGATTGTAAACCCGTGGCTGGTGTGAGCTCTCGAAAACCCGCCGGACTTAACTTTATCCATCACGCTCTGCTCGTTCTCGCGCTGGGCGCGATCATCCCCCAGGTCATCGTATTTGAGAGGATAATATCCCCCTGTCATCGTCCGGCCGTTAACCTCAAAACTTGCCGCCTCAACTTTAGCCGGCGATACGCCGGTATGTTTCATTTCGAGCGCGGATATATCACTCCAGAAGGCATCGGCAATCCCCCATATCTTGGTCACAACATCAAGATCAACGTCGGTTAGGGTCTCTAAGATCTCCTGGATAGCCTCTTCGTTCCAGGCGTCCCCGAAACGATCGATCATCATACCGTCATCGAGGATCGCTTCCCTGGAGCTCTCGTTGCCCCAGTTAACCGCGATCATCAGCCGCTGCTCATGGGTCAGGCGCTTCCCGCCCAGGGCTTCTATTGCAACGGCGGATTTCTCCGTGGAAAAGTTATGACGTTGCGTTTTGGTAAATTTATCGAATAAATCTTCAAAATTTGCGACCAGGTTTTCAACCATGATCGTTTTGCTGTTCTGGGCTTCGGCCAACCCGTCAAAAATGGCGGTCCACATCGGCCCCTGCTCCTCAAAGCCATCGAGCTGGCGCAACATACTTTCAAGTTTTCTGTGTGCGGCAAAAAATCCATAACTTTTTGCGATTTTCTCCTGCTCTTGGCGCGTTGGACGAGCAAGGTCGCTTTTCTTTTCACGGCGCGATTTTGTCTTCGAGCGTATGTTAAAGGCAAGATTTTCAGCGCGGGCTTTTCTTTCTTCCTTGGCTTCTGAGCTGTTAACCCGTCCTCGTTTCTCTAGGTTCTTAACCATATCCCTGAGCGCTTTAAGCTCTGGCATGGTCATCTGACGCCAGTGCTTAACCTTAAAAGCATACATCGGATCGCCATTAGAATCAGTGCCATTAAACTCAACCAGGTCACCCGGCAGGATTACCGGCTCACCTTTGGCTTGCTGCTCCCGGATGTACATCATCACTTCGGCTGCCGCGACATTGATCTCGCTGTCTTCAAATTTAGTCAGCGACATTGAGCCAACTTCATAAAAATTAAGAAGGTTCTTTATCTGGGTTACAAAATTTGGATCGACTTTTTTAGGATCGATCTTTTTCTTTTGCATACGGTTTAGATAAGTATTTATTTTTTCTATTTGATCCCTTGATTTAAGTAACTGGCGGTATAATTCATGGTTAATCAAATGACGTCTTTTATGCTCCAGCGCTTTAACATAGTCCTTTTCGCGAGCTGCTCGATCCGCTGCGATCGCTTCACGCCGTGCAGCCGAGTTGTACTTCGCTGGTTTCATGAGCTCATCGGCCGTCATTTCTGATAAAATCTGGTCAACCATTGTCTTTGTGACGGCTCGCGAGATCTTAGCTGTGCCGGCTGCTCGAGCTAATGTATCCAGTTCAACCTGGATGGCGGCCCGGCGCGTATCGTTAAAGACAGATTCTTCCATGAGATTCTCGACTGTTCCATCGTTAAGCGGATCGCCGTGTAAAGATTTCATTTCGATTTCTGCGTGGTAAGCGGCTGCATCTTTTATATTTTCCATGCCCGTCAGGACATCAATCATCTCCCTGGCATCCTCAAACCCGAGCATGAGCGATAATACTGACGGATCTGTTGCCGTCTCT